TGAAGGGTCGCGGATATATGATTTCAAATGGGGCTATCCAACTGCCCGACCTGTCGTACTGCGCTTCACCTTTCGAGGCCCTGCCGGAACTTACTCCGCAGGGCTGACTAACGCCGCAGGTGCGCGGTCCTATCTCGTCAACTTTACCATCAGCGCGGGACAAGCCGACACCCCCACGACGCAGACCTTTGCCATCCCCGGCGACACTACGGGCACTTGGCCGACTGACAACACTCTTGGGCTGTGGCTCAATTTTTGCTTCGCAGTCGGCACAAATTACCGAGGCGTAGCTGGCTGGCAGGCCGGAGGTAAGTTAGGCACCGCTTCCAACACCAACACTTTTGCCAACGGTTCAGCTTACATCTACATCACCAATGTCGGCCTCTACCTCGATCCCCAAGCAACAGGATTGGCCCCTCCGTGGGATTTGCCCGACGAGGCCGAGGAGTTGCGGGCCTGCCAGCGGTACTACGAGAAGATACCGGTCACTGCGAATTCGGTCGCAAGTTCGTACCCAGGTTATGGCTACAAAGCACAAAAACGGATCAGCACTCCTGCCATCACGGTGTTAATTGGATCACCGGGCAGCAATACGTTTGGGACTCTTACCACTGATGGGTCATGGGGTTTGCGCCAGATTACTTCATCCACTGCCGTCGATTTGCTGCTGGCTTCCAACGCGAGGATGTGATGGCTTTCAACTTCCCAAACTCGCCAACCGAAGGCCAGGAGTTCATCGCTCCCAACGGCTTCGTCTACAAGTACATCGCGCCGGTCTGGACGCTGCTCGGCACGGGCGGCTCGCAGGGTGCGACAGGCCCGCAGGGGCCAGCTGGCCCGACCGGCGCAAACCTGCTTATCGCCGACACCGCTCCAACCGGGCAAGCCGCCGGGACGATGTGGTGGAGCTCACTGACCGGAAATCTCTACGTCTACTACAACGACGGCACGTCGTCGCAGTGGGTGCAGATCAACACGGTGGGCAGCTGATGGCCATCGACTTCCCGGTGACGCCGAGCGACGGCTACGTGAAGTGGTGGGGCGACGGCGTGCGGCACTGGGTTTACCGGGCCTCCGACAACACCTGGACCCGGCGCGGCGGCACGGCGATGGCCAAGAACCGCTTCACCAACCCGGCGTTCCAGATCAACGAACAGACTGGCCTGGCCAACGCCTGGAACGTACAGGGGCTGACCCTGGCCGAGCAACTCTGGGCTTACTACAACTTCACGGGTGGCGGGCAATACAGGGGGGAGCGTCTCGCCCTGGCGACGCCCGGTGGATCCAATTATCGGCTGCGCCTCTCCTGCACGGCGACGACGCCGTCGGTCACGTCGGCGAACTGGCTGGCCTTCAGTGCCCCGATTGAGGCGTCGAAGATGGTGGATTTCGAGTGGGGTGACGCAGCCAACCTCAAGCCGAAATGGGCCGTCGTCCGCTTTGGCTGGAAGTCTCCCGCCGGCACCTACTGCTTCGGCTTCAGGAACGCCGGTCAGACCGAATGCTACGCCTACGAGTTCACCATCACTCCGACGCAGGCCAATACCGACACGTTGCAGGTGGCGATCATTCCACCGAACTACTGGGAGACCTGGCCGGTCGGCAATGCTTACTGGGGGTCGTGCTACTGGTCGCTGATCAACGGCAGCATGCTGGGGGAAAGCTACGAATGGTACGACGGCGGTGCTGTCGCGTCGGTCGGTATGACCAACACCTTCATGTCGACGATCGGCAACACGGCGGAGTTGTTCGACATAGGCTTTTATCTCGACCCGAACATCACTGGCATACCGCCGGAGTTCGAGGTGCCGCACATCGAAGACGCGCTGATGGAGTGCCAGCGCTACTGGTACAAGATGACCGCATCCAGAGGCACGACGTACACCGCCACGATCGGCTTCACGCAGGGCGTCCACCCGGTGCCGATGCGCGTGAACCCCGGCACTTCCCTGGTCGGGACGCAGCGCCTGCACGACGCCACGGCGCTCGGCAACTGGGCGTCGATCAACCACAACAACTGCAACCGGACCAACATCTACATGGGCTTCAACACGTCTGTCGGTGGGTACACGCCGGGGCGTCCGTTCCAGCAGCTGTCGGATGGCCAGACTGACAATTACGTCGCCATGAGCGCGAGGATGTGATGGCGATTGATTTCCCGACATCGCCCACGGCAGAACAGGTACACAACGTCTCACCCGGCGTGTCATTCGTCTTTCGCGGCGGTGTCTGGGTGCCAGCGCCGATGAAAACGGCTCTGCCGAAAAATTACATCGTCAACCCATCGATGCAAATCACCCAGCAGAACGGGACTAACCCATCCGGCAACGTGGCGAGCGGGGGTTATTACGCTGCCGATGAGTGGCTGCATCGGTGGGGCGTGTCTGGGTCTGCGCTCCAGTCGATATGGTTAAATGTAATTGGCGGTTACGGCTACAACACGGTCTACCTGCGGGCCAACACCGCCAAGGCATCCCTGGGTGCTGCCGAGTACGTCCTGCTCACCCATGGCATCGAAGGCAATCGGGTCGCCGATTTGCAGTGGGGAACACCGCAGGCCAAGCAGTTGGTGCTGCGCTTCAGCAACGTCATCAGCGTGGAAGTGCCGAAAGGAACCTACTGCTTCAGAATATCCAACAGCGATGAAAGCCGCAGCTACATCGGCTCATACACGATCGCGGCTGACAATGACTGGCGGGAGTACACCGCCGTTATCCCCGGAGACACGTCAGGCACCTGGGTCATGGGCAACGGCTGCGGGCTGCGGCTCGAATTTACCATCGCCATAGGGACGAACTTCCACGGTGTGCCGGGCTGGCAGAACGGCAACTTCTACGCCCTTCCGGGGCAGGCCAACGGTGTCGCCGTGCCTCCAGGGGACTTCCACATCGGTCAGGTCGGGCTTTATGCCGACCCCTATAAGACGGGTGTCGCGCCGCGCTTCGTGCTGCCGGACTACGCGCAGGAGCTACGCCGCTGCCAGCGCTACTGGTACAAGCTGTTCAGCCTGCGCGGCGGCGCGACAACCTCCGCAAGCTACATCAGCGAAACGGGTGGTTCGAAGCACCCGGCACCGATGCGGGTCAGTCCGGCGCTGTCGCTCATCGGCACGGTGTCGACATGGGATGGCGGCGGCGGCGGGCAGATGACATCGATCGGCAGCACCGGCAACGAACTCGTCGCGGGCGGGAATGTCTACACGACAGCCGGGCATATAGCGGGACGCCATGGGGTTCAGTATTACTCGACTGAAAACGACTACATCGCTGTCAGCGCGAGGCTGTGATGATCAATTTCCCATCCTCTCCGGTCGAAGGCCAGAAATTCACCCAGGGGCTTATCGTCTACACCTTCACCAGCGGTGCCTGGCAGGCCGCGCCGCTCGGCACCGCGCTGCCGTTCAACTACGTCGTCAACGGCTCGGCGCAGATGAGCCAGCAGTTGGGGCGCTCGCCGCAATCCTTGACCAGTTATATCGCCGATCAATGGGTGATGAGTTTTAGCGTACCCGGCACGTCGACTGCTTCCGAGACGAATGGCTATCCGTATTACCTGCGGGCGTGGTGCGGCACGGCGACCCCAACCCTTGGCACCACCGATCTCGTCTACCTGATGCAGCTAATAGAGGGCAATCGTGTCGCTGCTTTTCAGTGGGGAACGGCGAGCGCCAAGCCCGCCGTGCTGCGCTTCAAGGCGCGGCTGACGGTGGGGCCGGTGCCGCACATTTTCGGCGTGGCCGTCAGACCTCCGAATGCCAGCCATTCTTTCGTGCGCAATTTCAGCATCACCACTGTGGGGGTGTTTCAGGAGTTCACGATGGCGGTGCCTGGTCCAACTGTCGGGACGTGGCCTGTCGACGCCACCTTGGGGAACACGCTGGCTTTTACACCGACGACGGGTACGGCTTACATCACGCCGACACAGAATGCCTGGGTGGTGGGAAATTTCCTTGCCACGACCGGCATCAACAATTTCAGCGCGGTAGCTGGCCGTGGCTTAGATATCGCCGATGTAGGACTGTATCTCGACCCGCTCAACACCGGACGAGCGCCGCCATTCGAGGCCGTCAGCGAGCTACAGGCGCACATGGACAGCCTGCGCTACTGGCGCAAAATCCATGGTGTGCGCGGTATCTCCAACTCAACCTATAACGACCGCAGCAGCGATCAGAACATTGTGTCGATGCGGGCCGGACCGGCGTTCGCTGTCGTAGGCTCGCCGACGACGTGGGACGCTGCGGTGCAGCCCGTGATCACCAGCATCGCTGCGGCATACCCGAATATTCACTGCGTGGAATTCACGCCAAACAACGCTTCCGCGATGGGTGCGGCAGGTCGCTCCGCGATCATGCCGATCCACATCACAGACAGCTACGATCTCAGCAACTACCTAACAGCAAGCGCGAGGATGTGATGCCATACGTAGCAGCAATGTACGGACCGCCGCCGCCGCCAGAGATGGTGGCGCTATTGCCGGTCGGCGGGGCGGCGCAGGTGCAGGCGCTCGACGACCAGGGCCAGGTGTGGTCGCTGACCGAGGACAGCCAGGTGGGCGACTGGCTCCGCTATGTGCAGGAAGGTGGGACGATCGACCCATACGACGAGGTCGTCTTCACCGGCTGGAACGAAGCCAGGATGAGGAACACGAAAGATGCCCCCAAGTAGCGCCCTCGGCTATGTCGCGCTGGTGCTGGCGATCGTGGTCATCGCCTACGTGATATGGTGGACCTAGGATGTGGCCGAGCCACCGCCCGATGGACGTGTCGCGGGGTGGATCACAGCTGCCAAGGGCTTGACCATCAGTAACGTGCTGGTCCTGGCGGCGCTCGCCGCCGTCGCGATTCCGGTGTACGTCGTCTACAAGGCGCTCGGCGATGACAAACTGTTGGACCGTCTGATGTCGACCTATGAGGAGCTCGACGGCGGCACGACAGGCTGCGCCGTGAGACATTTGCAGGAACGTGGAGGCCCGGAGCTATGGGGCGTATCGTCGGGATTTGCGTTTCAGGGGAGCGACCGGTGGTTCGTCAATGTCGTACTCCAGCGCCCGCCAACGGCGGAAGAAATTGGCGTCTACTGTGATGCTCTTAAGCTTATTGCAGACAGAATGCTTGAGCGCGGCTCCAAAATTTACAGCGGATCAGTGTCGGGTGCTGAAGCAGACGGGAGTGGACACGACGGGCCTCTGCCCGCCGGCCCCGAAGAAGAAACGACCGAAGAGTGACAAGTGAGATGGCTCCTGCTGTTGTTGATCGTCCTGGCCGGCTGCGTCTCGCCGTCGACCGAGTTTTCAAGCGAGCAGTGCCGGGTGCTGCGGGAGCGGCACGTCAACACGCACCGGCTCTGCTACCGCAAGCTGACCGACGCGGCGGTGTCTGCGGCGACGCCCGCGCCGTCAGCGCCGAGTGAACCTGGGGGAGGTGGAAATGGACCGACGCCGCCAACCCCTGTTGATCCGCCTGATCCGCCGCGCCCACCGGACCCACCCGATCCGCCGGACCCACCCGACCCACCCGACCCACCCGACCCACCCGAGCCACCAGACCGTGGAGATGGTATAGATAAACCCGGCCCGCCGGATTGCCCGACCTGCGATAAGCCCGGCCCGCCCGACGAAGGAACGCAGAGATGAACACGGAGCCACGAGGTTTTGAGCCGCTGCCGATACCGGGGGTCAGCCGCGAGTTCCTGCGTGGGGTGTTTGTCGGAGCGCTGATTATGATCCCGGTATGGACCGGCCTGTTCCTCTTGTTTGAATGGGTGGTGACATGAGATTCGATCGCGACATTTACTTCGCCGCAGTCCGTGGCTCGCTGTTCGGCGGCGCTCTCAGCCAGGTCCAGGTGGATGGGCAAAACCTCATCCTGGCGCTGTGGGAGTACGGTGCCGGCGGCACGCCGATGACCGACCTGCGTTGGTTATCGTACATGCTCAGTACGACATATCATGAGACCAACCAGGTCATGTGGCCGAACGTCGAGATGGGCAGTGAATCGTACCTCCAGAGCAAGCCGTACTACCCCTTTTACGGAAGGGGATTTGTTCACCTCAGCTGGGAGGACAACTACCGCTATGCCTCCACCGCACTATCACTCGTTGATGAACGTGATCTGGTGGCACACCCAGAGATGGCCCGCGACAGTCTTATCGCAGGACGGATCATGTTCCGGGGGATGGCGGAGGGATGGTTCACCACCCGCAAGCTCGGCGACTATTTTAGCGAAGACACCGACGACCCCATAAATGCCCGGCAGATCATCAACGGAAATGATAAGGATGAATTGATAGCAGGGTATCACGACACGTTTCTGGACGCCTTGGCCGAGGCCAGCAAGAGAGGCTTCGCATAATGATTACCGCGCTCGTAACGCTCATCATCTACCTCATCATTCTCGGTCTGCTCTACTGGCTGGTTCTGGCCGTCCTCGACGCCGTCCCCCTGCCCGACCCGTTCGCCAAAATCGTCCGCATCGCCCTGCTGGCAATCATGGTGCTGGTGGTGATAATGCTGCTGTTGAACCTGATCGGTGTCAGCACCGGTCTTGAGTTGCCCAGGCTGAACGCATGATCACCTACGCTGAAGTCAAAGCCAGTCCGTCAGGCTGGCCAGAGGAGGACACCCGCATGAGCTTTGAATCGGATCTGACTGAACTTGTCAGCGGCGTTCGCAACAAGATGAACAAGCATGAAGTTTCGAGAATTCTGGCCGGCACCGCCGAGATCGTCGAGAAGGACGAGGGCTGGATTTTCGATGAGACGAATGTGCAGCCGGCGACGCCGGTGCTGTCGTCGATCAACCCCGACACTGCCGAGCTAGACTCCGCCGACGTCACCATGACTTGCATCGGCGAAGGCTTCACCCCCGCCTCGGTCATCGTCTTCGCCGGTCAGCAGGAGCCGATCGTCTTCGTCTCCGATACGGAGATTTCGACGGTCGTGAAACCTTCGCTTGGGTGGGGCGCTGTAGCAGTGGACGTGTCGGTCAAGAACGGAACCATGGAAAGCGACACGTTGGAATTCACCTTCACTGAACCCCTTTAGGAGAGTGACATGGCTAAAGATTTCAACATCGCTTTGAACGAACTGGTTGACGGCTACCGCGACACCGACGAGTCGGGCTTTCGCTACGCCATCGTCAGCGAGCTTCGCACGCTCGCCGACTTCCTCAACAAGAGCGATCCCTGGCCGGCCGAGATCAAGGCCACCGAGGAGGCGATCAAGCGCGGCGACGCCGGCATTTCCGAGCCGACCGAGGCCGAGCAGAAGCGCGCCGCCGCCAACGAGGAAGCGGCTGAGCTAGCGCGCAAGCGTGGCATAGAAGACGACTACACCTCGAACGCCGCCCCCGACGTCCCTGACGACGCCAAGGAGGCCCGCATGGAACGCCTGCTCAAGCAGGAGCGCGGCGTCGACGATCCCGACCCGGTGCCGGGCCGGCCGATCCCGGTCACTGTCGATCGGCCGAAAGACCCCGACGACAAGACCAAGCCTGACAAGGAAACTGCGGCCAAGCTGGCTGAGGATCAGAAGGCCGCCGACAAGCGCGCCGCCGATCAGAAGGCCGCCAAAAAGCGGTGAGGCTACGGCGAACACCAGACGAAGCCCGCTACCTGGCGCTGCTGAAGCGCCAGGCTGCGGCACAAGGCGCGCGCAGCGACCTGATCGAATTCGCCAAGTTCATGAAGCCCGACCCCGACCACCCGGACGATCTCGGGCGGTCGCTCTACCACGTCGCCAGGCACCACCAGGCGATCGCCGCCGCACTGGAGCAGGTCGAGTCCGGCAAGATACGCCGGCTGATCATCAACGTGCCGCCGCGCCATGGTAAATCGGAACTGTCGTCGCGGCTGTTCCCGGCCTGGTTCCTCGGCCGCCACCCCGAGCAGTCGCTGATCCTCGCCACCTACGCCGACAAGCTCAGCTGGGACTTCGGCCGCGAGGTCAAGGACTACCTGGAGGACAGCGTCTACGCCCAGGTGTTCCCGAAGATGTCCATCAAGACCGCCAGCGTCGACCGCATCGAAACCGACAAGGGCGGCAAGGCCTTCTTCGTCGGTCGCGGCAGCGCCATCACCGGTCGCGGCGCGGTCGGGCTGCTGATCGACGATCCGATCAAGGATCGCGTCGAGGCCGACAGCGCCATCACCCGCGAGAAACTGTGGAACTGGTTCAACCAGGTCGCCCGCACCCGGCTGCTGTCGAGCATCGGCTGGATCGTCATCATCCAGACGCGCTGGTCCGAGGACGACCTGGTCGGCCGGCTGACCGATCCGATGAACCCGTCCTACTCGGCGATCGAAGGGCCGAAGTGGAAGATAATCGACCTGCCGGCGATCGCCGGCGAGAAGGACAGGCTCGGCCGCAAAGAGGGCGAGGCGCTGTGGCCGGAACGCTTCCCGGTCGAGTACCTGGAGGAGATGCGCGCCGTCGATCCCCGAGGCTTCCAGGCGCTCTACCAGGGGTCGCCGACGCCCGACAAGGGCAACTTCTTCCCGGTCGAGAAGATCCTCACCTACGGGCGCGGCGACGCGCCCGACCACAAGAAGCTGCGCTTCTACGCGGCATCGGACCACGCCGTGTCGACGCGCCAGGAGCGCGACAAGACCTGCCTGCTGATGATCGGCCTGGACGAGGAGGAGAACATCTGGGTGATGCCCGACATGGTCTGGGGCCGCTTCCCGACCGACCAGATCGTCGAGCGCATGATCGACATGATGGACCAGTACCGGCCGCTGCACTGGTGGGCCGAGCGCGGTCACATCACCCGGTCGATCGGTCCGTTCCTGCGCAAGCGGATGCTGGAGCGCGGCGTGCATTGTTCGATCTACGAGATGGTGCCGATCGCCGACAAGATGTCCCGCGCCCAGTCGATCCTGGGGCGGATCGCGATGGGAAAAGTCTTCTGGCCGTCGTTCGCGCCGTGGTGGGCGGTGGGCCAGAAGGAGTTGCTACAGTTCCCGTATGGGGCCAGGGATGACTTAGTCGACGCAATCAGTTACATAGGGCTGGGATTGTCCCAGCAGCAGCCGCTCAGACGCAGGACAACCGCTCCCAAGGTTGTCGTCACCGGCACATTAGGCTGGGTCAAGGAGCAAGCTCTCCAACAAGAACGTCAACGACGTCTCTCCCGTAATGGGGGTTGGTAGGGGTTTAGCAGTTAAATGGCCTTGCCGCCGATTGGACCGACCGCGACCGGTTCGCCACTCTTAGACGCGATTGGGCAAGCAATACCTCAGATGGCCGGCGGTGGAATGACGCCCCCCGGCGGAGGCCTGGCGTCGTCCCTGCCCACGCCGACCGGTCCCGGCGACGAATTCACTGTCACCACACCGCCTGGCGAAGACGTCATGCCGCGCTCCCGGCCCGAGCCGGACGAGCGCCGCAAGCACCTGGTCGGTGCGCTGGTCGACATGGTCAAGCAGGCCAAGTCGCACTGGTCCAAGACCTTCAGGAAGATGGAGGACGACCAGCGGTTCTGCGCCGGCCACCAATGGCCGGAAGACCCCAAGAAGGCCGCCTTCAACGACACCTATGACGAAGACCTGTACGTCGCCAACATAACCTTGCAGCACGTCCAGAAGCGCGTCGCCGCGCTCTACGCCAAGAACCCCCGCGCCATCGCCAAGAAGCGCCAGCGGCTGCTGGCGACCGTCTGGGACGGCTCGCTGGAATCGCTGTCGCAGGCGGAAGCGACAATCCAGCAGGCGCAAGCTTCACTGATGGGCATGCCTGCGGGCGTGCCCGGCATGGCTGCTGGCGGCGCGAACGGCCCCCTGCCCGCTGCCGGCGGGCCTCCCGGCGTCTCTCCAACAGCGCCGGGAGCGCCGCCCGGCATGCCGCCGATGATGGCCCCGCCGCCACCGATGCCCGCCCCGGAAGAGATGATGAACGCGCAGGCCGTGATGGCCGACGCGCAGGCGGTCAAGCAGCAGATGCAGATGCTGAACAAGATCGGTAAGACGCTGGAAATCCTCTACGACTACGAAGTCTCCGAGCAGCACCCGTCGTTCAAGTCGGCGATGAAGATGACGGTTCGCCGCGCCGCCACGTCAGGCGTCGGCTGGACCCGGCTCGGGTTCCAGCGGCTGATGGGACAGTCGCCCGATCGCGACACCCGGCTCGCCGACATGCAGCAGCAGATGGACCTGGTCGAGCGCATCTCGGCCGACATCGCCGATGGCGAGACTGACACCGACAGCGCCTCGGCCGAGCAGCTGCGGCTGGCCATGGAGGCGATTCAGAACGAGACGGACATCGTGCTGCGCGAGGGGCTGCAATTTTCCTGGCCAAAGTCTACCGCGATCATCCCCGACCCGCGCATCGTCCAGCTGCGCGACTTCCTCGGTGCCGACTGGGTGGCGGAGGAATACATCCTCACCGTCAACGAGATCAAAGAAACCTACCAGGTCGATGTCGGCTCGCACCACACCAACTACACCCGCACCGACACCGGCACCGACTACGAGCGCGCCCGCGCCTCCTGGAGCACCAGCGCCGGAGCCAGCACCGAAGACCCGCATGTCGATGAGGGCGACTCAGACAACTGCGTGGTCTGGGAATTCTTCAACAAGCGCGACGGCCTGGTTTACACGATGTGTGACGGCTACCCGGACTTCCTGCGCGAGCCGGGGCCGCCCGACGTCTTCACGGAGCGATTTTTTCCCTGGTTTCTGACGGCCTTCAACGAGATCGACGGCCAGGTCTACCCGCCCTCGGACGTGGCGCTGATCCGGCCGATGCAGCGCGAACTCAACCGCGCCCGCCAGGGCCTGCGCGAGCATCGCTTCGCCAACCGCCCGAAGATGGCCTACGCCGAGGGCGTACTGTCCGAGGACGACGTCGACGTGCTCAGGATGCACCCGGTCAACGCGCTGATCGCGATCGCCGGCCTGCAACCCGGCCAGGACATCAACCAGGTGCTCCAGGCGATCAAGGGCGTGCCGGTCGACCCGAACCTCTACGAGGTCAACCCGGTGTTCCAGGACTTGCTGCGCGCCGTTGGCGACCAGGAGGCCGATCTCGGCGGCACTGGCGGCGCGACCGCGACCGAGAGCAACATCGCCGCGTCGGCTAAGGGCAGCGCGCTGTCGTCGGCGATCGACGACATCGACGACACGCTCACCGGCATCGCCCGCACCGCCGGCCAGATCCTGCTGCTCAACATGAGCGAGGAGATGGTCAAGCAAGTCGTCGGCCCCGGCGCGATGTGGCCGACGCTGACCAAGGCCGAGGTGTCCAGGGAACTCTATCTGGAGGTCGAAGCCGGCTCGTCCGGCCGGCCGAACCAGGCGCAGCAACTCCAGAACTTCGAGCGCCTCGCGCCGATCCTGATGCAGTTGCCGGGGGTGAAACCCCAGTTCCTGGCCAAGGAAGCCATCCGCCGCATGGACGACAAGCTCGACGTCGACGAGGCCGTCGCCGAAGGGCTACCCAGCATCACTTCCATGAATGGCGGCAAGATGCCCGGCCAGGCCGGCCAGGGCGACCCGAACGCGCAGGGACCGCAAGGCGCGAACAACAATCCGGCGGCCCCCGCGCCGCGTCCTGACAGCCCGACCCCGCCGGTGGCACCGTCCGCCACCGCTGGCATGGCCGGCAACTTTAACTGAGGAACGTCATGTCCGCTGAAGACGCCGCAGAAGCCGCATCGCCCTCAACCGAATCCACTGTTTCGGAAACCTCGTCGACGCCCGCCCCGCAGCCGGCCTCCGAGCCTTCCGCACCACCTTCGCAGCCGGTGACGCCGGCAGCGGAACCCGGCAAGCCTGCCAAGGAGACAATGCTAGATGCCGTCCTCAAGGTCATCCCAGCTGATACCACGACGGACGCCCTAGCGGAGGCCAAGGCGGCCCCGGACCCCAACGCACCCGACGACGGGGCGACGGAAACTGACCAAGACGAGGATGACGAAGCGGAGCCAGCGCCAGACGCATCGACTCCGATGATCCGCAAGAAGATCCAGAAGCTGCTTAAAAAGTATCATGCGCAGAAGAAGGATTTCCACGCCGCCACCCAGGAGCTTGAGGCCATACGGCCGCAGGCTCACATCGGGAGCCAGATGGAAACCTTCGCCAAGGAGAACGACCTCTCCGGGGAAGATGTCGCCAAGCTCATGCAGATTGGCGCTTACGCCCGCAAGGGAGACTACAAGGCCTTCTACGAGGCTGTGGCTCCCATCGTCAGGAAGGCCCAGGAGTACCTGGGGCTGGCCCTGCCGAAAGAAGCGCGTGACCTGGTCGCCAAAGGCCAGATGACCGAAGCGGTTGCACGCGAGCTCGTGCGCACGCAGATGGACAAGCAGCGGACCGAGATCACATTGCAGGCCGAGCAGCACATCGCTGCCCAGCGCAACTTGCAGAACACGCAGGATTACGTCCAGCGCACCGTCAGCGCACTCGAACAGCAGTTCGCCGCCAAAGACCCCGACTACAAGGTGAAAGCAGCCTCCGTTCACGACATGGTCAAGTCCATGCTGTTCGACCGGGGTGGCACGATCAACAATGTCGAGGAAGCCCTGGACCTGACCAGGAAGGCCTACGACAGGGTCAACACCACCTTTCGCCAGCAGCGCGGACAGCCCTTGCCAACATCAAGGCAACCGAACGGAAATGGTCAGACACGGTCGGCCCGTCCCGAACCTTCGACGCCGTATGAAGCGGCGCTACAGGGGCTAGAAAGAGCCAGAAACGGAGCCGGCCTTCCCTAGAAAGGGTTTAGGCAATGGCATTCACCGCCGGCGAAGTCACGAACATCGCCAACGCTCAACTCGACTACTATCTCGACAAGGGTGACGTCTGGAGGCAGACCCTTCAGAAGCGCCCCGCGATGGACAAGTTTGTCTCCCGGAAGAAGTACTTCTCGGGCGGCAAGGGTGACATCTCGGTCGCCGTCTCCGGCGCTTATGGCAACGGTGGCGTCAACGACACGCTGAAGGGCTACACCCACAATGACGCGGTCGTCTTCTACACGCCCGCAAACCTGAAGCGCGCCAACTTCCCGTGGCGCGAGCACCACATCGGTTTGGAGTTGACCCACACCGAACTGAAGATCGACGGCATCTCGGTCGTCGACCCCGGTTCGAATGGTGAGCGCACGACCGAGCATTCGAAGCGCGAGCTTCACACCCTGGTCAACCTGCTCGAAGACAAGCTCTTCGATCTCGGTGAGCAGTACGCCCGCAAGTTCAACGCGCTGCTCTACGGGGACGGTGTCGCCGACCCGAAGGCGCTCGCCGGACTGAAACTGCTGGTCGCCGACGACCCCTCGGTCGGCGTCGTCGGCGGCATCAACCGGGCCACCGCTGGCTTCGAGTGGTGGCGCAACCGTGCTCGCACGGCGGCCTTCGGCACCAAGGTATCGGGTACGCCCGCGCTTGGCGCTCACGGCGGCGGCGCGGTCACCAGCAACGTCGCCGATGGCGGCGCGCTGCTGCAAATCTTGCAGTCCGAACTGCGGCTGCTCACCAAGTTCGGCGGCAAGCCCGACCTGTTCCTGGTGGGGTCCGACTTCCTCGGTGCGATGGAAAAGGAGATGCGCGCCAACGGCACGTACTCCATGACCGGCTTCACCAAGTCCCAGGACGGCGCGATGGGAGACATGTATTTCTCCGGTACGCCGATCGTCTACGACCCGACGCTCGACGACATGGGTCTGTCGAAGCGCGGCTACTGGCTGGACACATCGAAAATAATGTTGATGTGCATGGAAGACGAGTGGATGCACAAGCACACCCCCGCCCGTCCCTATAACCAGTTCCTGATGTACCGCTCGATCACCAGCACCTGCCAGCTTATCGGCAAGCAGTTCAATTCCTCGCTGGTCATCGACATCGTCTGACAACGCGAGGGGGGATACGAGTTTATCCCCCCTCCTTTCATGGGAGCAAACAATGCATTTCTGCAAAGCCGACATCGCGCTTGGCGGCGGCACCGACAACATCTACCACGCCGGCTACTTCGCCCCGGTGTCCTGGCCGGAGGTGCTGCTGTTGCAGTTCCTGCACGGCGACGACGCCGTCAACAACGTCGAGCCGTTCGCGCAGGTCGACCAGGCCCCCAAGGCCGAGCGCCGCCGGCTGCTCGACAAGTATGGCGAGAAGGCCATCCTCGACGTCTTCGCCCGCCAGAACCCGGCGGAGATGGAAGCGCCGCGCGCCAGGCTGGCCAAGGGCCAACCCTGGCTGAACCCGCTCACGCTGCGCCAGGAGATCGTCGGCGAGAATTCAACTGAACCAGACGGTTCAGTTGTCGAGGAGGAGCCGATCGCCGAAGTGGTTGAGATCGCGCCCGCCGAAGAGCCGCTGGAGTATTACGACGCTCCGCCGGAGCCGACCCGCAGGAGACGCTAGATGGCGCGTACCCAGACCTTGCAGGAGATGGTGTCCAGCCTGCGTGCCGAGGCCGGTCACAGCACCTCGGTGGCGCAGGGGCTGAACAGCGAGCCGACGCTGAAGTACCTGCTGAAGCGGACACAGGAGGAACTGTGGACGGCTTTCGTCTGGCCTGAGCTGATCGTCCGCGACGACCGCCCGCTGGTCAACGGCACCTATCTCTACAGCTACGGCGTCGACCTGAAGTTCGACGCCATCCGCGAGGCCTGGGCGTCGTCGCCGTCGAGCGCCACCTGGTCGATGGTCGGCTACGGCATCGGCGAGGAGAAGCTGCTGCCCGGCGTCGGCGGGGCCAACTCGGCCAGCAGCAATCCGGTGCAGCTGTGGGAATCGGCGGGCGTGCAGTTCCGCGTCTGGCCGACGCCGACCGGATCGGCCTGGCTGCGCTTCAAGGGCAACCGCGAGCTACAGCCGCTGGTGTCCAACAGCGATTCCTCGACGCTCGACGCGACCTGCATCATCCTGTTCGCGGCCAGCGAGATGCTCGCCCGATCGAAGGCGGAGGACGCCGCCAACAAGCTCCAGAAGGCGCAGCGCCATCTGACCAAGCTGCTCGGCAACCAGGTCAGTGCCAAGAACAAAGTCTCGACCTACGGCGCGCGCGGGCCGACAAGCTCGCAGCGCTCAACCATCATCGCTGGGTATCCATGATCAATCTGTGGCGGTCCTTGAACTGTTGGATGGGCTGGTGTCCTGGCGGGGTCGTAAGCGGCTGGCGCGACGGCAGGGTGTGCGTCGGCTGGCGCTGCCAGACGTGCGGCAAGGTCAAGCATTACGGGCCGGCCCATGGCATATGAAGTCGTCGAGAACTTCGCCGCAGGGCTGGACAATCGTAAGTCAGCGCTGACCGCTCCCGGCGGCACGTTGACCCGCCTCACCAACGCGGCGGTCAACCCCGGCGGCGAGATCGAGAAGCGGCGCGCCTTCGTCAAGCTCGGCACCAACCTCCTCGCCGGCACCTTCGGCCTGGCGGCGACATCAAGCACACTCTACGTCTTCGGCAGGAGCGAAGTCCCGACCGTGCCGGCGTCGCCCGTGCCGGGCGTCGGCCTGGTCGGCTTGCAGGTTCCCGGCATTAGCCCATCTGCGGTGCAGACCGATTACGATGTCTTCGATGGCCGCATCTACCTCGTCTGCTACGAGCCAACCGGCCTTACGGACGTAGACAAGAACCCACACTTCTACGCCCAGGCCGGCACTCTGTTCACTCACCCCACCGAGGGCAGGGGTAAGGGCTTCTACGTCCGCACTTACCAGAGCAAAATCTACTCGGTGACCGGCAAGTATCTGTACTTCTCCGCCGTCAACGACCCGATGCTGTGGGACACCGGCACCGGCCACGGCTACATCAACCTGTCGCTGCAAGACGCCGACAGCGAGCGGCTGACCAGCCTCGAAGTCTACTACGACAAGCTGGGCATATTCTCGACCGATGCGATCCAGCTGTGGGCGGTCGATCCCGACCCGCTGGCCAACGCCTATGTCCAGCTGCTGCGCGGCACCGGCACCAACGCGCCGCGCTCGACCTCGCAGTATGGCTCCGGCGACGTGCTCTATCTCGACCAGTCCGGCGTCCGCTCCATGAAGGCCAAGGACAGTTCCAACTCCGCCGCCGTCAGCGACATCGGCTCGCCCATCGACGCCCTGATCCAGGAGATCCACCGCGACCGTGGAGCGACATACTTCAACAAGGCGATCGCCCTGCTGGAGCCGCTGGTCGGGCGCTTCTGGATGGTCTTCCCCGACATCATCTACGTGCTGAGCTACTTCCCCGGCCCGAAGATCACCGCCTGGTCCAAATACGTGCCGGGCTTCACCATCGACCACGCGGTGGCCTGCGGCGGCCATCTGTTCTTCCGCGCCGGCGATGACCTCTACGTCTATGGCGGCACTGACGGCGGCGCTTACGACAATTGCGGCGTCGAGGTCAGACTGCCCTATCTCAACGGCAAGAAGCCCGGCAACAACAAGATATTCGAGGCGATAGACCTGTCGATAACCGGCTCCTGGCAGGTGCGGGTGTCCTACGATTTCAACAACCCGGACGCCGAGGAGACGATCGGCAATTTCGCCGCGTCGACGTGGAACGGCGGCCGCGCCGAGCTCACCGGCAACGCCAGCCACATCTCGCTGCGCTTCCACAACAGCGACGCCAACCCGGCGGTGCTGAGCAATGTCGCGGTGCATTACCAGGTGGTGGACGACGAGCAATGACGACGATCGCCACCGCCACCTTCGAGGATCTCGCCTACGTGGCGTCCTGGATGTGTCCGATGGACCGCCGGGAACTAGCGGTCACCCGCGACCCCGACGACTACGTCAGGCTGGCCAGGGACGCCTTCGCCACCAAGATACACAAGGTGGCGCTCAACGCCGCCGGAACCCCGGTGTTCGCCTTCGGCGCGCAGCCGATCGACAAGCACACGGTGAGCGTCTGGGGCTTCAAGACCAGGCACGGCCAGTCGGTCGCTCGCACGGTCACCAAATACCTGCTACAGAAAATAATCCCGGATTTGCGCGACACCGGGATCAGTCGAGCGATCTGCTATGTTCACCCGGACAACGCCGTCTCGCGCCGCTGGCTAGCGCACTTGGGCTTTCGACCCTTGGCCACCCCTGGGGAGCTTGGCACCCCGCTGATAAAATATCAGCGAGACGAGCCAGTTGAACGCCCCGCATAAGCACCAGCGCATATTCCAGAAGGCCTTCGAACGCTACGTCTTCCGCGTCGCCACGCCCGGCGATGTCGACGGCATCGTCGCGCTGTGGCCGGAGCACTGGGCCGAGGCGCACTACCGCGACCGGGGCATCGAACCGGACGAGCCGCGCTACCGCGAGTGGATGTCCTACATGCTGGAGTACGGCATCCATGTCTGGGTGCTGGCGCTCGACGGCGAGGAGATCGTCGGCTTCTTCGAGTACGGGCTGGACCACAATTTCTCGAAACGGCCCGTCGCGGTGATGGGTTCGTTCTTCGTCGCCAAGGCGCACAGGCGTTCGGCCGTCCCGGCGATCCTGTTCGATCTCGGCGTCGGTCAGGCGCGGGCGGACGGTGCCTGCGCCTTTCATGCGCCGATCGCCTCGGAGACGCTGTCGTCACGGGCGCTCGAAAACTCGTTCACGAAACACGGCTTCAAGGTCATCGGGTCGCTGATGGGCCGCGCGCTATAGGAGGCCACCGTGGGTGGAAAATCGTCAGACAACGGCCAGATGATCAAGATGCAGAAGGAGCAGGCCGCAGAGGCCCGCGCCAAGGACACGGCGCGCCAGCAGCGCATCGACGCCGGCCTGGCGGCGATCCAGTCGGCCTTCACCGGCAAGCCGGTGACCACCACCCAGCACAAGACCATGAGGGCGACCGGGCCAGGCGGCACGTTGCCGGCCGGCTACAGCTACGTGCAGACGCCAGGGGCCGCAGCCCCCGCCACCGCTGCGGCGCGCTCGACGAGCGGCGGCGGCATCGGCTCCAACAGTGGCCGCGAGCAGTTCACCAACACCGGAACCCGTGGCAGCATGGAAGGCACGGCGCGCAATTTCACCCCACGCAGCAATACAAACAGTGGTGCCACATCAGGAGGAGGCGCGTCGACCTGGAAGGTTCGCGGACCTGACGGGCGGATGTACGACGTCGGCACCGACATCGGCTACGACGAGACGGTCACCCATGGCCGCGAGGCCACCGGCATCGATGACGCCTGGTACAAGGAGTACAACAAGGGCGTGTCCGACTATTTGCTGCCGCAGGTCTACGAGCAGTACGGCGACGCCAAGGACAAGCTGACCTACGATTTCGCCCGCGCCGGCACCAGCCGCTCGGGCGCGGCCGCCGGCGAATTCGCCGACCTGGAGAAGCAGCAGGTCGATCAGGTAGCGGACGCCTACAAGACCGCCGACACCGCCACCGGCGCGCTGCGTTCGCGCGTCGCCGACGAGCAGGCCAAGGCACAGGCACAACTCTACGCCACCGAGAACCCGGAGGTCGCCGCCAACCAGGCGCTCGCCGCCGTCAAGAACATCTCGCTCGACACGCCTGCCATCTCGCCGCTCGGCGATGTGTTCAAGACGGCGCTGATCGGCGGGGCCAACATGCTGACCGGCTACAAAGCGCAGCAGAACGTCAACAACATCCGCACCGCCGCCGCCGCAGCGAACAAGGTCTATAACTGATGTGTGACCCCCTCTCCCTCGGCGCGCTGGCGATCGGAGCGGCCGGCACGGCGGCCAACTCGATCGGCCAGGCCAACGCCGCCAAGAAGCAGGAATCCGAGTACAACTCCTGGGCGGCGATGCAGAAGAAGAACCGCGAGCAGGAGAACGCCCGCCAGCAAGGCTTGCGTGAGCAGGCGACGGCGGCGCAGCAGCAGGGCGTCGAGGACATCTCGCTGGTCAACCAGTCCAAGCTCCAGGACGCCGAGCAGGCCCGCCTGGAGGCGGTGCTGGCCGGCGAGGACGCCAACGCCGCTCCCGGCCCAAACACGCCTGTAGCCCCCGCAGACGCCACGGCGACGCCCTATGGCGGCGACGTCTACCAGAACGACTTCGGCACACAGCTGGCCGACGCCATGGCCAGCGCCAAGAAACGCATCGGCGCGCTGGCCACGGTGCAGTCGTTCGGCGATTCGTTCGGTGGCCTCGGCACCGTCAACCCGATCAACCAGGCCACCGCCGGTGCCGGCATCGACGAGGCCAACGCGAAGCGCGAGGGTTCGCTGGCGGCATACCAGACAGAGCAGGCGGTCGACCCGACGCAGATCACCTACTCCAACCCGGTCGCCGACATCGCCTCGTCATTCCTCGGCGCTGGCATGCAGGGACTGGGCCAGGGGGTGGCCAACGGCGGTGGCATCAGCAGCATTTTCAAAGGCACGCTGGCACCGAAAGTGAAGGCCCCGCTCCCTGGGACCGGCTTTGGCCTATTCAGTTAAGAGGACGACGCGATGGCATCGATGGGCCTCAAGGTTAACCACGACCAGTACGGCACCGAAACCGGTGGCCTCCTGGCCAAGGCGCTGTTGCCCCCCGACGCCGCCGACGCCATCGCCACCGAGCGGATGAAGTCGGCGCTGATGACCGACGCGCTGCAACGCAAGCTGCTGCGCGAGCAGACTACCCTGGCCACCCAGCAGGCGATCGATCGGCATATGCTGAACCAGCGCGAGCACGCCGCCTGGCTGGCCCGCTACGGAGCCATCGACGATGCCAGCCAACTGGAAACCGACATGCGCGGCGCGCCAGTTGTCGAACCGCCCGTCGTCGCCGACCCGGTAGTCACCGCTGCCACCGGCAGCACCGAGCCGGACTTCGAATACCCCGTGACCCAGTACCCGACAACGCACCCCGGTGCCGGGCCGGAGCCGGACTTCGAGTACCGTGTCAACCAGTACCCGCTGCGATCCGACGCCGAACCGCCGGTGCCGATTGACCTGCCGGCCTACAGCACGGTGCGCCCGGAAGGCCCGCTCGGCGCGCTGCCCGGAGCACCGCCATCAGCCGTCGCTCCCGGCCTACAGGTCATCTCGTCCTTCAACGCCCGCCCGGCGGGGCCGCTCTTGTCAATGCCGGAGGCGACACCAGGCGTCGGCATACACGAGGCGCTGATGGGGCAGGCACCACCGGAAGAGCCGATCGGCATCACGCCGCGCAACCACCCGGTGATCGATTGGCTCACAGGGGCGGACCCGACGAGTGACTTCCTGGCGCGGCCCGGCGGACCACCGCCGCAGGCGCAGCCAGCAGCCCCCGAGCAGCCGATACCGGTCGATCCGCTGGCCATTTACAACACCGTGCGACCGGAAGGCCCGCTTGGTTCCCTGCCAGCTGCCGAGTATGTCGACACCGTGCGGCCGGAAGGCCCGCTCGGTTCCCTGCCGGCTGCGGAGCCGCCGCTGCCAGTAGAAAGCCTGGTGCGTCCGGCGCTGGGCGAGGACGTGCTCACGGAAGCCAATCTGGTGCGGCCGGAAGGCCCGCTCGGAGCCTTGCCCGCAGCCCCGCCACCGCCGGCCGAAGTCATCACCGTACCCGGCCGCGAGACACCGATCGAAGCCCGCCCGGCCGAAGTCATAACCGTACCCGGCCGCGACATCCCGCCGGCCGCCGTGGCCGCTGCGACCCCAGCGGAGGGGACGTCGGCGGCTGCTGCGGAAGCTCCCGCCCCGGCAACGCCGGCGTCTACCGCTTCCCCGACCTCGGCTGTCGTCGGTGTCGACGGCGGCGCGCAGGACACCGCGACCACTATCCAGACCACACAGGGGCCGGTGGAGCGCGAGAAGGTCAGCGCGATGATGAAGTACATCTTCCTCAACGCCGCCACTCCTGGCGACGGCGTGCAGGCGGCGCAGCGTTGGGCCGGCACGATCGGCGCGACCTACAATCCGAAGTTCGGCACCGACGCCAATTTCACCGAGAACGCGGCGTCACTACGCCAGGGCGGCGCGGCGCTCGGCCGCGAGAGCGTGCTCGGCAGTGACGCGGCGATCCGCGTGGCCAACGAAACTGAATCGGCCAAGCCAAAATACCAGATGATCGACGACCGGCTTTACCGGGTCGGCACGGGGGCGAATGGCGAGGACACCGCCACGCTGGTCGGGGGCCAGCCAGACGCCAAGGAGGTCAACCCCTATGGCGACAGCCTCGAAGGCAATCTGATGTGGTCCGTCAGCAAGCTGAACGTGGCCAAGCCAGACCCGAAAACGTGGACGCCGGAGGAGAAGCTGAACTACAGCCAGATGATCGAACACCTCTACGGCTCCAAGGTGGAAGTCGCAGCGGACGGCACGATCGTCGACGTCGGTGGCAAGCTACCCGATGGCGTGCTGCCTGGTTCGGCTGGCTTCAAGTCAGGTACGCTGCCGCCATCTACCGTGGCTCCGGCACCGGACGCAGCGCCGGCGGCACCAGACGCTGCCGCCCCTGCCACAGCGCCTGCTACAGCACCTGCTCCAGCGGCACCGGCGGGTCGCGGCAAGAAGAACAAGCACGGCCGCTTCCTGACCGAAGAAGGCTACCCGTCCTATGGCGGCTACCTGGCCGGGGATCAGCCCGCGCCGCCGCCAATCGAGCAGGAACTCGGCGGCAGGAAAGTCACCACAGCCAGGCCTGCCGAACGAACCAAGGAGGCCGAAGGGCAGACTGGAAAGCAGGTGACTTACACCAGGCAGGCGCTGGAGCCGGCGGCGTACTTCCTCAAGCTGAAAAAGGGTGACGTCAAGGTCACCGCGTTGCAGGACATCATGGCCAAGATGGCCGAGGATACGCCGGTCGAGAAATTCCTCCAACGCTACACGCTGAGCGCCGACGAGCGCGAGTACTTCCGTAACGTCATCGAAATCGTCAAGGACATGAGCCACAAAGACAGCGGTGCCGACGTCACCAAGAGCGATCTGGTAACCTACAGCAGCCTGTACGAACTGCCGCTCGACCCGACTGAGAAAGACCTGGCGCTGATGAAGCGGTCGATCAGAGGGACGCTACGCGGCTCACGCGAGGGCTTTGTCGGCGCGGTGCCGGCGGAGGCCTTGCGCGCCTGGGACAAGGAGGCGGGCCGGCTCGGTATCGATCTCGACGAAGAGGAGTACGTGGCTCCGATCGGTGCTAGCGACGGCCCCAGCGAGGAGGATATCCAAGCGACGATGAAGGCGCGCAACATGACGCGGCAGCAGGTGCTTGACGCGCTGGACGCGAAGAAGAAAAGGGGCGCGCAGTAATGGCCGGGCGCGATCTTCTCGCCGACGAGCCTCCGAAAGGTCGCGACCTTCTGGCCGACGACCCCGATCTGCTGCCGCCCGAGGGCGAGGACAAGCCCGGCTGGGACTGGTTGCAAAACAACCACCCGAACATTTTCCAGGGCATACGCGAACCCCTTGTCGGTATCGCTAAGGGCGTCGGCAACCTGCCCAACGTCATTCCCAACGTGGTCAACCGCGCTAACGAAATCTACCACCTGCACGCGGATGAACCGGACGCGCCACCACCGGAACCGGTGATGGACCAGTGGATGACCGGCGCTGGACCCTACGACAAGTCGATCGAAGAGATGAACCCGCCGCAGGCACCAGGCTGGGAAGGCTGGCGTAACTACGGCGAGATGACCGGCACGGCGCTGCCCGCCGGGCTGGGCGCGGCGTTTGTGGTGCCAGCACTGGCCAAGATCGGCAGCGGCGTCGGCTCTGTCGCCGACTATTTCTATGGCGACCCGGCGATACGCGAACAGCCTATCCAGGACTACATGCTGGGCGACGCAGAGCAGGGAAAGTGGTCGCAGACCGCCGAGTTCGCGGCACCTCTCGCCGCCGGCGGGGTGGTTAAGAGCGGCAAGGCGGCGGTTAACTCACCTCGCGCAGCGGCAATCGGGGAGGGCTTGACCAAGGCCAGTGGTCCGATCGCCGCGCTGGCCACGCTGGCCAAGACTGGTGATCTCACCAATGCCTACGTCGCCGGCAAGGCGGCACCTGCGACACTGCGGGCGGCGGGCAGGGTCGGTTCAGCCGTCCTGCCCTGGCTCAAGCCGGTGACCGATCTCGTCGGCGGGCCAGCGATTAACAGTCTATCGGGGGTCGCTGACGTGCTGGCGCGTTCTTTCACGCCAGCAGCAGGTGCCGACGAGCGGCGCAGAGGGCCGCGCTAATGGCTGGCTCACCCTACCAACTCTACGGCGGCGCGACGCGGCCCGACGCGCTCAACTTCAACACCGCCTTCGCCCAGGCGATGAACGCGCTTTACGCGGCCGCGCCACCGGAGGTGCAGTCGGAGCTCGGCCTGACCTCCGGCTATCGATCGCCGGAAGTGCAGCAGGCGCTATGGGATAAGTCGGACAAGACAGGACACACGGTAGCCCGGCCTGGGCGATCGAAGCACCAGCACGGCACGGCTGCGGACTTGTACGGCTTCGGCCTCGGCGACGGCCCCTCGGTCAGCCAGGCGACGAAGGACTGGGTGCACCAGAACGCCGCCGCGCACGGCCTGGCGTTCCCGATGAACTATGAACCATGGCACGTTCAGCTTGCCAACGGCACGGCCCCGGCCGCAGAGGGAACAACAGCCGGGACCATGGCCTCAGCATTCGACCCGCGTGCGGCCGTGCTGGCGCAGCTTGAACACAATCCATGGAAAGCCATAACCGATGTCGGCCCGAAGCGTGATGGCCTAGTCGGTGAGGGGAGTGCTGGGGGAGGACTGGCCGCCGCGCCGGACGCCGACCCCAGCATTCCTCCTATTGAATCCGCCAACGCCAATGTCGCTCCCCTGGAGCCGAGTGCCCCGCTGCCAGGGCAATCACCTCTGAAGAAACTGGGGCAGCTGGCGCAGCTGTTCAAGGTCGCACCCCGCATCGGCGCGGCCGCCGAGGGCCAGGCGCTGCCGATCAGGAGGGCGTGATGGCACCACTACCGGCGGGCATGCGCAACAATAACCCCGGCAACATCAAGTATGTCGGCCAGGCTGGCACGACACCGTCAGCCAACACCGATCAGGGCGACCCCCAAGCGGTCTACGCTTCACCGGAAGCTGGTATGGCGGCGATGTACGACCTGCTGCGCAGGAAATACGCCGGCGGCAAGCTGACGCCCGCACAGATAATCGCCGGCAACATGGGCTGGACGCCTGGCAACACGCAAGCGGCGCAAAACGTCGCCGACAGCATGGGCATCGGTGTCAACGACGACATCGGCATGAGCGACCCGGTGCGCGCGGCGAAATTCATGCGCGCGCTGATGAAGCAGGAACACGGCGAAGCGTCGAACCAGTACACCGACGCGCAGATCAACACCGCCATTAGCAGCGCGCCTGCCACGACAACCTCGCCACGTATCAGCGGTCCGGTCGAGGCCGCCGGCGGCGGTGGCGGCAGCGACAAGGGCGCGCCGCAGCTATACACCGACACGGTCGCGCCGATCGTCGCGGCGGCGACACAGCCGACGCTGTTCCCCGCTCTGACCAAGGACGACCCCGATCCGTGGTCGGGCCTCGGCAGTACACTGGCAAGCAGCGTTCGCCCGAACAAGCCGCAGTTCCTGAGCGGCGGCGTCGACGCGGAGACGGGCATCCCGCCGACGCCGGATTTCGCCAGCGCCCTGCCGACGACAGCGCCGCTGCCGGCGTCGCCGGTCGACCTGGCGGCAGCGGCACCGATGGACGGCGGCATCTCGCCGCTCGGCGGCATGTTCAAGGTGGCTGAGATAGGCAAGGCCGCGACACCGAAGCTCGACGAGTTCGGGCGGCCGATCAGGCAGCGTCAGTACGGCTGATAAAATCGGCGCGCCGTCAACGACGGGGGGAAGTCAACGGCGCGCTTTCTTACGTGCGCTTCCGAAGAAGCGTCGCAAGCTCATGAAGCCTGTTATGATAATCCTCTGTCGCCTGCGCGATCGTGTCGTCACGCTCGCGATCGATGCGCGCCGTCTCGTCGGCCATCAGCCTGGCGTGCCGGGCATGCGCCTCGGTGATCCTGTTCTCGGCCACGCAGCGGGCGTCGACGCCGGCCCGCCTGATCCGGTCGGCGATCTGCCGCTGGATAGTCTCCAGCTGGTTGACCTGCTCGGACAGCGGCTGCGGACGGCGTGTCTGTAGCTGCACTGGCTCCTTGACCGCTTCCTGTAGGTCGGCTTCGCTAACAGCCGCCAACGCCTTTTCCATTTCGCCCATTTTTCACGCTCCAAAAAATTTTGAGATTTATTAACTTTTGTTCTCGTTTTGATCTTTTTCGCCGCTGAGGCTCCCGGCCAGCTTGAGCGCCGCCTCGACCTGGTCGAGCGTGTTCTGCTCCTGAATCTCGCCCCGCGTCTCTTCGAGCGCCGCGACAAGCTCGGTGATCAGGTACTGCTCGACATTGCGGTGATTGCCGCGTGTGCGCAGCACGTCGAGGATTTCAATCAGCGCGTTGTTGATGTCGGACAGGCTGTAGTGCATGGCGGCCAGGTCCGGCCCGAGCGCCGCGACCACGTCGGCGGGTGGCGTTAAAAGCTCCTTGTGCTTGGCGATCCGCGCCCGCACCAGTTCCTCGCGGGTGACACCGTCGAGGTTGTCTTCGTCCACGTCGCTCACGATGTCTTCATCCTTCTCATCCTAGGGGCCGGCAGCTTGCGCGACAGCCGGCCGATTTCATTGGCTATGTCTTCCGCCGACATCTCGGCGGCGCTACGCTTCGATTCGTCGAGCTTCGCCAAGTCTTGCAAGCGGCCGATCGCACCGATCGCCTCCAGCATGGTGCGTGCCGCCGCAGCCCTGGCTGCTGCCGGGGCTGCGGCGTTTGCGGCGACCTCAAGGAGCGCCCCCAAAGCAACCCCCTTGATCGTCTCCGCTGTCGGTTCGCCGTTGGCGTCTGTCATTGTTCAAAACCCCACTAGACGTGTTTATGTACGGATACTATATGGATGTCCAGATATTAATTCGGAGCGTACCTATGAATCTGAAACTGTGGTTACACCAGGAAGAAATCTCCATCCAGGAGCTCGCCGACCGCGTCCGCGTACACCGTGGCTACATGAGCCGGATCGTCAGCGGCGACGTCCACCCGAGCCTGGCGGTGGCCCTGGACATCCGCGCCGCCACCCGTGGCGAGGTGCCGCTGGAGCAGATGCTGCCGCGAGCGATCCGGCCGCCCGACGTCAGACCAGAGCGACCGCAAGGTAACGTTCGAAAGCTGCTTGGGAAGTCAATTTCTCAATTACGCGAAACCTCTTGAGTTCGTCGACCGTGTCGGTGGCGACGCAGACATGCACCATGACATGCGCGGCCTGCCCCGGACGGTGCAGCCGCGCGATCGTCTGATCCCACATTTCGGCCGACCAGGTCGGTGCCAGCCATATCATCCGTGACCCACCATGTTGGAGATTAAGCCCATGTCCCGCCGACGCCGGATGTATGGCCAGCAATGGCAACTCGCCTCTATTCCACAGTTCGACCGTCTGCTCGGCCTGTTTATCGCTAACGCCAGACCCGAGGTATGGCAGGCCGCCGAAGAGCTTCCGCAGAATGGCCAGATCGTGCTGATACTCGTAGACGATGATGGCCGGTTCACCGTCAAGGCTTTCGACGAGATCCCCGAGCCAACTTTCTTTCTCGACATGGATGGCGTGCGCGCCGGCTGCGCCCTCCTCATCGTAGATGAACCCGTTGGCGATCTGGGCGAGCTTGCCGGTGGCGACAGCCTGCGAAACCGCAAGAATATTTTTACTATCAAGCTTTGACAGCAGCTTGCTCTCCATCTCGCGGTAGGTGCGCCGCGCCTCCCCCGGCAGCTTCACCTCGTCGACCAGGATGCTGATCTCGGGCAAGCCCGGCATCTCGTCCTCGCCAAGCGCGATCGCTATCGACGCGGCGTCGGCGAGCAGCGCCGCCTCGCGGTCGGGCCTGACCTTCCAGACGTAGCCATGATAGTCGGTGGTGAAAAAGTTCTGCTTCTGCCACTTGTAGAAGCTGCTCCCCCACAGCCCGCCATTGGTGATGATCTTGGCCGGCGTGAACAGGTCGAGCAGCGAATTCGGCACCGGCGTTCCGGTCAGCCCCCAGCGATTCTTGAAGCGCCCGGCGACCGACGCCAAGGCTTTGCCGCGCTTCGACTTCGGGTCTTTCAGGCGCGAGGTTTCATCGATGACCAGGCAGTCCCAGATCGGGTTGCCTTCCTGGAACCAGCCGATCTGCTCGACCAGCCACTGCACGTTGTCGATGCCGATGATGGTGATGTCGCGAGCGTTGGCGGTGCCGAGCATCAGGCCGCGCCGCTTCGGGTCGCCGTCCAGCACCGCGTAATCCAGGTGCTTGGTGTGCTCCCAGGATTCGATCTCCGCCGGCCAGACCAACGTGGCGACGCGCTTTGGCGCGACGATCAGCGCATGGCGAATGACCTTGTCGCCGATAAGTTCGGCGATCGCCGTCAGCGTCGAGATCGTCTTGCCGGCTCCCATCTTCAGCACGGCCATGGCCTGGTCGTGTTCGTAAAGGTGGCTGACGACACGCTGCTGGTAGGGCCGCAGTTCCGATTTCTGCCTCATT